CCGACACCTACACCAGTTCCAACTCCGACACCTACACCAGTTCCAACTCCGACACCTACACCAGTTCCAACTCCGACACCTACACCAGTTCCCACTCCAACACCTACTCCGGTTCCAACTCCAACACCTACACCGGTTCCAACTCCAGTTCCTACTCCGGATCCGTCTTCATATATGGCATATGTCAATATCCCTGATGAAAACGATACTCTGAACGTCCGCTCCGGATCGGGTGTATCCCATGATATTGTCGCCGTCGTAGTTAACCGCACCGTTGTAACCGTACTCAAAACGGAAACCAACGGATGGGTATATATTAAGCTTACAGACGGAACTTTAGGCTATGTCAACGGTGCTTACATAACCACCGGAACGCCGCCCACACCGGGACCAACTCCCTCAGGTGAGATGACTGCGGTTTCCACCACAGACGGATTGAATGTCCGCACCGGCCCTGGCACTGACCATAGCAGTATCACGAAAATAAATTCAAACACCTATGTTGATATCCTCAGCACCGCCAATGGTTGGTGTAATGTGAAACTTCAAGACGGCACAATAGGATATATTAGCGAAGAATATCTGCGGAAGCTGCCCGGAAAGGTTCTTTTTGTTCCTGCTATTCTTCAAAATCCCGAGCTTCCCACCGGCTGTGAGGGCACCGCCGCCACAATTCTTTTGAACTATTATGAATACAACATCAACAAGGTTCAGTTTATTGACCTTCTGCCGAAGGACACCATGGAATATTACAACGGCGTGTTCTACGGACCAAGCCTGCAGGAGGCCTTCGGAGGTGACCCGAAAGGCAACGGATACGGCGTGTTCCGCCTGCCGATTAAGAAGACCATGGAACAGGTTATCGCCGCAGCAGGCGGCGGACACACTGTTGCAGACGTTTCCGGCGCATCTATGGCACAGCTTGAAGCTCTGCTTGACCAGTCCAAGCCGATTGTTGTCTGGGCAACCATGAGCATGGTTGCACCAGGAAATACCGTTTCGTGGAAAATTAAGCGAAACGGCGTTTACACAGACGAAACGCAGTATTTCACTCAAAACGAGCATGCCCTTGTATTGATTGGCTATAACGAAACAAACTTCTATTTCTCAGACCCTCTCAAGGGAATTGTTGCCTATAATAAAAATACTTTCTATAGCCGCTTCACAACATATGAAAAACAGGCCTTGATTTTAGAATAGTTCATTTTCAAGTTAATTAATTTGAAAATAGTTACAGCGTATTATCCTACCCCCGCCTACGGCGGGGGTAGGATAATATATATCGAACCTGTTTTCAAGTTAAACTACTATATTATGGCTGCAAGCCTTCTTCAGAGAACATCCCTTTGTTTACATCCAACTTGAAATAAGCTGATTCAAAAGGCCGCTGTCACCCATTTTTGCGCGATATAGCGCTGCCTGCAAAAGCTCCTGCGAATACATGTCTTTGGAGTTTACAGTAACCCCCAGTAATGACTTCACCATGGCATAATCTCCTGCTTCCAGCGCAAGCTGTGCCTTTTGCAGCTTTGACGGATTGTTGCTTATATCCACGCCAAGCTTTGAATATCCGCTGTAGTCGCCCTGCTCCGCCATTTTTGCAGCTTCTTTCCATTCTCTTTCGTATAGAGAATCCAGCTGGGCGATATTGTCTGTATACTGCCCGTAAGCAAAGCTTCTGTCTTTGTTATACTGCCCAAGCTCATTTGCATAGTGGTTGTATGCGGAGTTGAACAGCTCAGGCACTTTGTCTGAAAGCTGCGCCGCATAGTAGTCTCCTGCCTGTGAAGCGGCGGAAACCGCGTAAGACGACGGTATCCCTCCTGTTGCCGCTGCGGCATTGCCAAGTGCGTTTTCAGAAGCACGCTGCCCCTCTCTGAGATACTGCTTTTTATAGGCCTGATATAGCGGGTCTGTCTCCGTGTCATATGAAAACTCCGGCGCTTTGTCATATGTAAACTCGCCCGGAAGGGGAGCCTGCTTGTAATAGCCAGTACCGTCCTTTCCGGCAACATATCCTGCCTGCTGGCGCACACGCTGTGCCTGCGCGTGAATTTGACTTCTTTCCTCTGCTGTTTTGGCCTTTCCGTATGCTATTTTATAGTTTGCAATAGTATAGAAAAGATCCTGATTCGTGTCATACAGGTTCCAGTCTGCATCTGAAAAAGATGATTTTTTCATGTTGTTTTTCTGCAAAAACTCTTCTCTTTCATCCGCCGCAGAAGTGACCACGTTTTTTTCTTTATTACTCATAAATTCCCTCCCGATAATGCGCTGCCTTTATAGCTTTCACGAACCAGTGAATATATCTTCCAGCTGCCTTTTCCAATCACTCTTATTCTGAAATGGTCACATCTCCTTGGTATCAGCGGCAGGTAATAGCTTCGCTTTTTATGGGGCGTAAGCTTTGCCGCCGTTTTCCATGCACCGATTGAGTCATACTGAAACTGAATTTCAATCTCTGCCCCCGCTTCCGCTTCCATGCGCATTAAAATTTTTGCCGTGATAGAATTTTCCGCTCCGCCCTCGTAAAAGTCTGCAAATTCCACCATGCTTTCAATCTCTCTTTCCTCTTCTCCCTGCTTGTTTCGGGGATTTCCGCCGGCCCACATATCTCCCTCAGCATCAAGAAAATACAGCTGCTCGTTCCATCCGAAGCGCAGCACTTGAGTGTTATCTTCCCTGCACCAGAGATTCGTTTTAGTGTCGAAAACGAAAAGCACATAGTTTCCGCCCTCTTCCTGCATGGAGATATAATATTTTGTCCCGTCAGAGCCGCCCACGGCATTTTTATATTGCACATTGCCGAAAGGCGCTGAAATGTTTTTCGGAACCCCGCCTGAATACTGCACAACTCCTGCACGTGAAAGATAAAACAGCTTTTCTCCCGCCACTGCCGTGCTGTGTTCACTTCCTGCCGCTATGCCAAGGCTTGCGCTGGCTATCACCTGAAAATTTGAGGGCTTGTTTCCGTGCACCTTATAGATATTATCCTCTTTGAAAAACACAGGATAACCGAGATATGACGTGCAGCCAGTAAATTCTCCCGGGCTTCCAACGTCTGTTGCAAAGCTTGCCGTTGACACCCCGTCATACACATGCCAGTTGAAAATATCGCCCAGCTTTGAGGCGTATATGGTGTCGTCTTTACAGCCCCAAAGGCGGTTCTCGTTTTCACATAGAAAGTCCATGTCCGGCATTAGCCGCTCTATTGTCGCGTCTTTAAAGGTTTCATTTTTCACAAATGTGTGCTCGTAAAACCGCAGTTCCTTTTTGTCGTCTGATACTTCTCTGATTACGGCAGTTTTTTTGTTTGCCTCATCAACCTCATCTCCGCTGATTTCTACGGCATCGCCTGCCTTAAAGGCAAATTCACCGCTTTGGCGGACAATTGTGTTGTTTTCTGTGCTCACGCCGCCATATGTGCCGTTTGTAAATTTCACCTTACAGGTGCATTTTTCTTCAATGCTCAAAAAATCTCCTGTTTTTCGGTTATAACACATCTTGTCCGGCATAATCACAAGCCACGGGCCCAGCGCGTAAATATCCTTTTTGCTGTCTGAAAGTGGATTCTCCGGGTTTTTGTGTAGTCCGTCTTTGAAAAACTCCGTACCGTCTACCCAATATATGCCGTCTCCTGCATAAAATCCGTTTGGTTTTGCCATGCTGAAAACCTGTATGCGCTTTTGTCTCGGCGTGAGAACAGGATATTCATCGCAGGAAATATTCTTCATGTCCCATATCATTCCGTCTCTCGCAGCTGTTCGATGGGCATATCCGCCAAATTCGGCAGTCATTCTTTTTTTGATTCCCTCACGATATTTCGGTCTTGGCAGAAGAGCCATGGTTTTTCCCTCCTTTAAAACAAACAAATCCGTAAAGCGCCTCAATCAAAACCGGCTTGATTTTTTCAGGCGGCTCTATCTCGAGAATTTCTGTTTCCTCAATCTCCACCAGATTCAATTCGTTTTTCTTTTCCCTAAAAATCTGCGCAAATTTCGGCTTTTCAAAGGCAAAGTTTCCGTTTGCCTGAAAAGACACTTCCCCATGCTCGTTCTTTTTTCCATATTCCTGTGCGAGCTTTTGCTCCTCTGTTTTATAAAACTCAACATGGGGCTGCAATTTTTGCTTCAGCATCAGCAGTTTATGCGCCGTTTCAAAGTTCCATTCCCTTTCGGCAAGCTGCATAAGTGCCAGATACGCCGTTACACAATTTAGTAGTTTCATTTTTTCATCTCCTTCTATAGCTGATTAACTTTAAGCTTATCTCAAGTATATTATCGTATTCTCTCCCCAACTTCAGCGGAGAGCAATTACTGACATATTTTAAAGTTAAACAGTTATATAGTTAATTAACTTGAAAATAGTTACAGCGTACTATCCTACCTGTTTTCAAGTTAAACGACTATATCAACTCGCTGAGCAAATCAATTTATTGTCGCAGTAAATGCCTGCTTCCTGAAAGCGATACTGCTTTCCGCTGGGCATATTCACCGCCAACACTCCTCCGGCATTTAAACTGATATCTCCGCCTGCCCTTATATAAACCACTCCGTTTTTGGAGGAATAGCTTGTGTTTCCATTGCTTTCAAGTTTCAGCGTGAAATCATCATATGCGGAGAAAAATATTCGCTTCTGAGACTGTGACGGCGTGCCTGCACCGTCAATATCCATGCGCAGCTCTCCTGCAAGGCTTCTTTGCTTGTTCGTTTTTTCATACCAAAACTGCATGTTGCCGGTAGATTCCGACTCGCCCTCTTTCAGCACGCACAAAAGTGTGGTGCCCTCTATTCTGCTGCTTTTGATTCCCACACCGGATATCTCCGTTGTGTTTCCGTCAACCGTGATATGCAGCCCGTTTATGTTGTGCTCCAAAAGCGAAACCTTGCCTGTGGCATCCTCAACACACACCGACAGCGGGCCTGTAATTCTTTCTCCCAGATTACTCAGCTCTGTCTCATTGAAATTGTCCTCGCCGATATTTGAAAGCGTATAGCGCAGCTGTTCCATCATCTGATACAGATAGTTCATAACCACATCCAGCTTTTCTTCTGTAGATTCGTCGTGGGAAAAATCAGGAAAACCGTTGTCCAATGCGGAAAGACTGTTTGGCATACCCTTCCTCCTCTCTGTGTTTTGAAAAACAGGGGCAACAGGGACATTTTTTCACTCTGCAAAGCCTGCCTATATCCCCGTTTCCCTGTTTCATACAATCTTATAGTCTCAATATCTGCTTTTAGTTTTTCCCTGTCAGGCGAGTAATTACAAGAGCCGCCTGCTCTCTTGTAAGCGGACTTTTCGGCATAGTTCCGTCAAAAACACCCTCTTTAATAAGCTTTTTCCAGGCAGATTCTGCCCATTTGCTAACAGCCTTTTTTTCTATTTCCGCTTCCCGCTCTTCGATAATTTTAATAACTTCTTCTTTTGTCATATCCTGCTCCTCCTTTTGCTCTGCCTCTTTCTGCCCATACACCGGCGTGCCGTATCCTGTTATCGTGCCGCTGTTCAGCGGATAGCTGCACCGTGCACATATGCCTTTTGAGGTTGAGTTTCCCTCAATTGTGTGCACCATGCCGTTTTCCACACGCTCCACAATGCCTGTGTGGTCAAGCCCGTCAGCAGCTATCTGGTTCCAGTCGAACATGATAACGTCTCCGGGCTTCGGGGTGTATCCCGCTCTGTCTTTCCAGCGTCCGAAATTCTTAAATTTCCTTGTGCCTGCGGTGCAGCCGTGAAAATCCGGAATTTCCAAAATGGGCACACCTGCCATGCGTGCCACACAGGAAACGAATATCGCACACCACGGGCTGCCGAGAGGCACACCCACGCCTGTGTTTGCGTTATACTTTCGAATGAAATAGTCTCCGTTGGAGGTTCCGAGAAAGCTTTTTGCAATACTCAACACCTGCTCAGCTGTTGCCATTGTTTGCCCCCTCTGTGTTTTTTTCTGTTGTACTCAAAGAGCTTTCTGTTGCTTTTACAGACTCTCCCCCTACAAAGCTACCTGCTGTTTCCGCAGAACCATCTGCCGCTTCCAACAGCTTCTCCGCCGCAAACTCTAACTCCGCCGATATTTTCAGCCTGCTAACAAGATTTTTCAGCCCCGGCACGGCAGGCACACCGATAGCGGACAGGTTTTCTAAAATGCTCAAAAGCTCATTTATAATCAGAAACATGATAACCATTAAGGCCACCACACCTGTAAACTGAACCTCCACACCCGTCTGCCGCAAGCCCTCTCGCAGAAGCCAGTCTGCAACCATACCAACAGACACCAACAGGAAATATGACAGTTTTTTCAGTATTCCCCGCATGCCTATGCGTGAGCTTAGTTCTTCTGCGATGAATGCCTTAATAAGCCCGCTGATGTAGTCTGCCATGACCACGGCAATTAATATCACAAGGGGGATGAACATGTTTCCCAGATATACTGAAAGCCCTGTAATTGCCGTTGTAGCAATCATCTTTATTCCGTTTTCCTTCATATTCTCACATCCTTTTAATAAAGCCTTTTTCCGAGATAATGATATCTTTCGCCCATGTAATTGACATCTTCGTCCACGGTGAACGTGTCACTGCCAAGGGCACTTGCATATATTCTGGTTTTCAGTGTGTCGCTGTTTATAATCAGCAAATGCACAGGCATAGAAAGCTTAAGCGTTTTCTTTCCGCCGTTTTCTTTTCCTTGGTAATATCCCAAAACAACGTCATGTCTCGGCCCCTGAGGGGCACCTGAAATGCCTTTGTATACATACAAAATCCCCTCTGCCGCCTCTTCTGCCGTTGCAAACAGTGTTCCGCTTACGGCGGCCTTAACCGTCGGCTGTACAAGTGCGGTTCCTTTTTTGAACTTTACATTGCTCGGAATAACCCTGCCTGTCATTCCCTCATCATAAGTTACTCCAATCTGACCGTTTGGTTCAATTTTATACAGCATTGTGTTGTCTTTATAGTCTGTCACATGGCCTGGCCCTGCGTCTGTTCTCCAATACAACCCGTCACAGGTGTACATAGTTGTCGTTCTCAAACGCACTCCCCTGTCTGTAATCTCATGATCAGCGCCGACCTCCGTTCGATATGCTCTCCATTCATTTCCCTTGTCCTCACTGAAGAAAATCATCGCGCGGTATGTTTCCTCCACATCTCTGAAAAAGAATAGCCATCTGCCGCCGATATTGTATCCCATGTTGTTCATACATATGTCTTCTGGGCGGGGAATCGGATATCCAAAGTATGACGAGCTTACAGCTTTTCTGGTCCACTGGGGCGTGCCAACTCCTGTTGAAAGCACTGCTAAATCCATCTGATACACGCCGTATTCATATGTGGTAGTGTTTTTAAACGCAACCACCATTTGCATAGCGTCTTCATCTATCAGCGGATAGGTCATAATTTCATCGCCGGTTTCAGGTGTTGCCGCAAAGGTTAGCCACATGCTGTATGTGGGGTGATATCCGCATATCAGGTTTTTATGCGAACCGCCAACCAATATCATAGATCCGTCTTCTCCGATTGAGCCTTTCAAAATGCCTGCCGTCTGCAGGGCTATATTCTGAAATGTTCCCGATGTGTTGATAACGGGAATTGTGGTTGCCTCCTTTGTAAGGCTGAACGGGGCAAATGCATATCCGAGATATGCATGCTTCTTTGGCGGCTCTGTTCCTATTACATTCTGCAGGGTATGGGTTGTCCATGTTTCGCCGCCGTTTGTGCTGTAATAAATCTTGCCTATATCCGTTTTTGTTGTTGCGAAAATATAGTCTTTCGACTGAATGGCGACTGTTGAAAATGTATATTCACCGGGCTTTTCCTTTCCGTCAATGTCCGGATACGTCTTGCTATCAAGAGATATAAATCCCGGTGCTATAAACTCAATTCCGCCTGCGTCAAGAAGCTTTGCCGCATAGTTGCCCTTATAGTTATAGGCAAATCCATTTCTGTTTCTGGACGGATTTGTGGCATTTTTCCAGACGTTTTCTTCAAGTATCGGGCTTGGCAGCAAAACTGGTATCCATGTATCTCCATCGTCTTTGCTGTAATATGCGTGTGAAACCTTTGTCCCGTCTGTGCTGACAGACTTATCCGGGAAAAGATATATAACGCCTTTATATTCAATCGGCTCTGCAAACTTCACATCAACCTTTTTTCCTATATAGGCGCTGTGCAGGATTTCACGCTTTCCCCAGCACTCAAATGCCATGCCTGAAATGCCCAGCATCTGGGGGGTATAGTCGCCTTCTTGGGGCATAATTTCGCCGTTGCGTCCGTTAAAGCTTTTTGCCGTGTTCAGCAGGGTTTGCTCTGCGAAGCCTGCCCAGTATTTGGCATTGTTTTCGTTCTCTCCCGTTCTTACGCCCGTTTCGCCTACAGCCCAGCTTTTCGCCAAAGTCTCAAATTTCTTGCCTTCCTTTTCCGCCTCTTTAATTTCCTCAATAGAGTCATCTTTGGCTTTCTCCAAATCTCCCAAAAGAGACTGTGCGCTTTTCAGCTCTTCAATTGTCGCCGCTTCCAAATCTGTTTGCAGCTGCGTTAAGGACATAAAATCTGTCCATTTTATATCCGTTAAAGCCTTATATTTCAGCATGTTTCTTTCAGAATCAAACTCTATCTCAATGTTATCGCCTCTTTCGCCTTTCAGCGATAAAAGCCAGTCTTCTTCCGTTCCGGGAAAGCCATGCTTTCTTGCAATACTGTATGCAGAAAGATACGTGCCGCCAAGGCCTCTATTCATTCTACTGTTCATTACACATGATCCTCCATCATATCTGCCGGTCTGTAATTCTGCGCAAACCAGCGCATAAATTCTTTATACTGCGAGTTAAACAGCTGCTGTGTGTTGCCGTATCGGTCATATTCGCCGTTTGCAAAATCAATCATCGTATTTAGATATGAAATGTAAATCTGATCATGTGGCGGGTCTGCCAACAGCTCGCAGTTTTTATCTTTTTCGTATGTATAGCAAATCACCTGCGGCGGTGCAAATAGAAAAATTTCTGTCTGCATTTTTCCCTCTATGTCATTTATCCAGCGGGTTTTCTGCTCATTTGTAAATGCATTCGGCTTTTGCTCGTCCGCCGCTGTTATTACTTCTTTCAGCCGCATAGTTTCCTCCTTTTTGTAATATAGCCAAACCATCCGCTTTTCAGGCATAGCCCCGGCGGTTTAACTATAATGCGGCAGAAAAAATCTGCCGCATTAACTTGTCGAAAAAATCAACTTTGTATTGTCATCAGGTCAGGTTGTGGGGAGTTTACAAAGAAACACTTAATAAAATGACCTGTCATTACGGCCTTGAGCCGGAATCTCTATCCTTTAGTGGGTGTTACCCATAGGGCATTGCCCGAAGGCGTTGCCCGAAGGGGATTGCGTCTACGGTAACAGAGCAAGCCCGCAATAACATAAAGATAAAGAACTCTTTTTGTCCACTCCCGGTTATGGGGTAATCTGTCCGCCCTGAATGACATCAATATAAGGCAGATTAGAACAAAGCTGTTCCGCCTGTAATGCCGCCCGCCATTGCAAAGCGCCAGTCTGCAAAGCCTGCGCTGAATCGTGAATAGCCTCTCCACACATTGGCATTTGTGTTTTCGTCTATGCTGCTTTTAACCTCAAGCTCAACTCTGTCATACCAAACCGCTCCGCCGTAATCTTCGCCGTACTGTGTGTCCAGAAGAATCCACGGCTTTGAGCCGTCTGCAATGAACTGGTTCAGATACGGCCACACGATGACATTCCACATGCCGTATACATAGCTGAAGCCGTTGTTTGATGTAAGTGGGTCTTTGTCTGCGCCGATAACAGAGAAAACCTCTTTTTTCAGCAGATGGTCGTTTGGAATCAAGATTGTGTTCGGCGCAACATCCAGAATTTCTTCGTTGTCGCCTCTGAAATTCTGCATTGCTGTTTGTCCCGCCATGAGAGCCTCAACGGAGAAAGCATTTGAAAACACATTGCTCTGTGCCTTTCCCTTAATTTTCGCAGGGTGGTCTTTTGCGAAAAGTGTTTTACCATCCGCTGTCTGCACATTAAACTCAACACCTGAGAATTTTGTAGATTTCTGTCCGGCAATCGCCGCACCAAACAATGCCGCACCAAATTTTTCTCTGGTTCTGTAAAATGCGTTGACAAAGTTTGTAGGCTTTTTGCGCAAATCAAGCACTTTGCTATCGTCAACCAGCTCTCTTGATATGGAAAAGCTGTCTTTCCATGTCATGTGCTCTATGGTTTTCTCGAAGCCTTCCTGTGTGCTGTCAATAGGATGTGCGCCGTTTTCGCCAACGGGTCTGAAGCCCTCCATAGCTGTGAGCGATGTAATTTTTTCTGCATAGTTCTTAGATTTCTCCATTGCAAAAATTTGCTTTACAACGCTAACCTGCTCAAGAGCCTCGCCCTTTTTCTCAATAAACATACGAATAGGAGCTTGGCTTTTACCGAAAACGGAATTGTTTAAACCGCTGCCCTCTGAAAATGTAATTCCTGGCATATTCTATCTCTCCTCTTCTTATACAAATCTCACAATGATTTCTGCCCCGATTTCTGTTCCGCCAACATAGTCAACCTGTGCTCTGCCGCCGGTTTTAGTTGCCGTAACCTGCAATCCGTCTGCTGTGATTGTTACTTTATCACCAGGGTTTACCGCAGTATATGCAGCGGAATTTGTTGTTGAAAACACCAGCCCCGGCTCAATCTTGATAACAGGTATCATCTGGTCTTTTTTGTTCTCAGCCGCATTCAGCACAGAGATATATTCCGGCAAATCCGTTGCCCCTGCTGTTACAAGCTTTCCGCCTGAAAATTTCAGCGTCATGCCTGTAGCGGGTGTGATGTCTCCGCACATATGATATTCAAACGGCGGCACATGCCCGTCGCTCACTGATTGTAATAAAAACATAATCAATGTTCCTTTCTGAGTTCTTTATTATAGTGATATTGAATTTCTGATTTTGTTGCCTTTGGATTGAAAATACGGTATTGATGCATAAGCTCTCCCGGAACAGATATCGATGCCATGCCCTGTCTGCCCGCCATTTTCTGCATATGCCGCTTGCTCTGTATGCGGTTTATGGCGGTTTGTTTTTCTGCCTGTGCGGCGGTCTGCGTCAGGGTTTCAAAATTTGCCAGCTTGTATGCGTCCACAAGGCCGTTGCCCCGCTCAACCAGTGACAAAAGCTTGTTATAGGTAGGCATTTTTTCCAAATCTTTCCGTGATTTAACTGCCGGATTCATCGCGTGTATTCGTCTGATTTCGTCCTCCATCTGCAGCTTAACCTCAGAGTTTACTGCCCTTTCCTCTGCTTGCTTCGCCCTCTGTATTTCGGGGAGATTCTCTATATAATTCTGATATATATCTCGGTTCAGCCTGATGTGCTTCATAAATTCTTCACGTGCACTTGCCTCTTGCTGTGCTTTCACCTCTTCATACTCCTCTTTGTTCTGAATTGGTTTTTGAGTGTTGGGGTTCAGCATTCCGATTTTTTTCAGTGTGTCTTCCAGTTCCAAATCCGCCTTTTGTTTCGCTTCAAGCTCCGCCTTTCGGCGGATTCCGGCATATTTTGCATTCTCCTGCGCAGACTGAACGGAAGTCTTTGAATTTTCCGGCTCTTCATCAACAATTGTTTTTTCCGATTTTAAAGACCTCCGAACCGTTTCTGTTCCGTTTTCCCCGGCTGTCTCAGGTGCGGCGACCTCCTGAACGTTTCCGCCATTCCGGTTATCTGTCATATTTTCTGCATTCCCGGCCATTTCCGAGTTATTTATAATTTCCGTCATATTTTCCCTCCGTGGATTTTTACGCTTTCCCTGCGAAGTTTTTCATTTGAATTTGGTTTGGCATTTAGTCTGCTGCCTTCAGATAATCTCGTCTATCTCTTTCCTTTTCCTGTCGGTTTAGAGGTTCTCAAATCGTCCCCTTTTTTCACAACCGCCCTGCTTTTCTTCTTTCCACCAAAGGGCGCCTCAACCTTTTGTGCGCCTGAGTTTGACAGTCTGCCGGCATAAGAGCTTTTTTTCTCTGCCATGCTGCTCACCTCCTTTCGTGCTTTTGTTTATTCAAAAAATTTTCAGTTTTCTCACATTAGCTGCCCATTCGTGCCTTGCGGTATAGGGGCAGGCACTCCCTGCGGTGCGTTCATTTGCATTTCGCTGGGTATCTCTCCCTGCATTGCTCCTCGAATTTTCTCCTGCATCTGCTGTTCTTGCAGCTGTTCTTCAAGGGTTGCTCTCGTCTCGGCCGCACCGGGATAGTGCAGCATTTCCATCTTTTTCCAGAAAAGAATCAATGTTTCTGTTCGCATTGGGTCGCCGAAGGTTCCGCCTTGGAAATTCTTTCGAGTCTCCTCCCACATGGCTTCTCTGTTTGAGGCAAGGGGCGCGGTTGTGTCGCATGAGAATAGGAACTGGTCGTTCCAATACCATTCTCCCGCTTCGTCCTGCTCCAGAAAATCATAACGGTTAAACACTTTAAATTCCGGGTTTCCCCTTGAGTCTTTTGCCGAAATGTGCCTCGGCTCGTCCATATATGCAAGCACATATTTAAACATCACCTCAAACAGTGCGCTATATGCCGCATCTTTCATAACACGCTTAGACTCCAACCGACCTGCCGCCTGAGATGCCGCAAATTCCTTTGCCCTGCCCGAGGTTGCCGTTGTGTCCCGTCTGCCCTGAAAGCTGTCTGTAATGCCGGTGATCTGCCTTGCCTCCTGATACACCTGCTCCAGATATTTCATATCTTGGTCAATATTCCCCTGTAGGTCTTTAACACCGATTTGCCCTGCCGCCGCAGGCGATTCCGGACGGATAATTTTCATATCCTCTGCATTCGCCTCAATATCTGCCTGCTCCGGCAGGACAAGATAGCTTCCGCTTTTCATCAGTTTATCAATAATTTTCTGCTCAATACGGTTCACGGTGTTTTGCTGATCGGCAATTTTATCAATGTCGCTGTCGCCCAAAAATCTGCCGTATACCGAAACGTTTTTTTGCAGAATAACCGGATACATATTCGGCTTATAGCACGGCGCCCACACTGAAACTTCCTGTCTGTCCAGAAGCATGTCCGAGAATATATCCTCATTCTCCGTCTCCGCAAAGGCACGCCGAACTCTTTCAAGCGGCAACGTGATTTCCTCATACTCATCTTGGTCTTTTATCCACTTTCTGCCGCCGCAGCTTGTGCAAACGGATTTTTCATTTTCGTTTTCCCCAAGAATCTTTCCGCAGTGTCCGCAAACCATTCTCTGCCTTGCCTGATAGTCTTCAAAGTTCATAAGCTCCGTGTCCGCCGCCCATGAATAAAGCCCTATTCCGCCAAGCTCGTTTTTATAATAGGCTATATATTGCGTTACAAGGTCTTCGCCCTCAGGATTGGCTTCGTCAACTTCGAAAAACAGGTCTTCCGATTCCTTTTCGCCGATATCCATTTGATATTTTCGGCGGATAGACTCCCTCGTCTGCGGAACTTTTAATATCACATAGTCCATGTCCTCAATGCCGGTGTATACGCCCTCTTGGGGAATCACCTGTTTTGGGTGCATGAATGTTACGGCAAGTTCGCCTGCCGTTGTGTGGGTTCCCTTTCCGTTGTCCCATTCAATCAAAAACAGGCTCCCGCCCTGCACGGGAACGGTTCTCTCTGTCAAGTCGTTAATAGTTTCAAAGGGCATTCTGTCCAGCTCGTTTCTCAGCAGGTCTTCAATCATTTTCGCCTTTTCATAGTCTTCAGGTCTCTTCGGCGTAACCTTAGGCTGAGGTATCGTGCTGCTCACCTGCGCTTCCACAAGCTCTGATGCGATATTGCGCACATGGTGTGTTCTCTCCTTGATATCGCCGTCCACAATTTTTCTCAGCAAATCCGTGCCGGAAAAGATGCTGTCCCGCTGTTCCATTTTCAGCAGCTCATTGCTGTATGCCGTTTCGCTTCTTGAAAGCCGTTCTTTCCACATTTGCAATGTGTTGTTTTTCTTCATATTTTCCTCCTTTTTTATTGTTTTTATTTTTCACGTTTTTGTGTTGATTTTTATCTGCAGTTCACGTCATAAACCCATCCCATGCCGCTCACCGTAGAGGCGAACTGTGTTCGCCCGCAGTGCTATCCACCGGCTTTCCTTGTATAGGCAGGCTTGTCAAATCGGCAAGTTTCTCCCGCCAGCCTATCCCATTATTTAACACTCGCCCAAGCCGCAAGCCTTCCCCGCACATATCTGCCACAAGGAACGTGTCAGATATGTGCGGCAGGAAACCCCAATATGTGGGTTTTTTACGAGCGACACTGACGTGTCTCTCTACCTTCCCACGTCTCCGAACGCAAATAGAGTCAAGGTCAAGATAAGCAGAACCTTGGAGCGCCGCTCCAAACCTCGCAAACTTTACAAAAGTTTGAACAAAGCTTTTACGTTTTCCATCACCACAAGTCCTTTAAAACTTTCAGCCTGACCACTTCCGTAAAAGCATCTCTTTCTCTGCTGGTTTTGCCCGCTTATAATCTTCATACATATCTTGCGTCCATCGCCTCTTATACCTCACAACAGATTGCTGCTCCCGCACATGGCACGCAATTGCCAGTGCCATAATACAGTCATCATGGGCACCCTGCTGTGCCTCCGGCCTGCCTTTTTCATTTCTCACAAAAGTGAGCATCTCGTCAAGAGTATTCACATCATTCAGCCAGTCCGCACCCTCACGAACTCTCTCAACCAGCTTCGCCAAAATAAGTGGACGTGTAACCGCCGTGGTCTTAAACCCATAGCTTTCCTTGATTCTATGCGTAAAACTATCCTCGCTCACACGCACATACTGGTTTCCATACTCAAGGGTTTCCAAAATCCGAATCGGATAGCTGGAAAAATTCGCTTCAATCGCCACAAGTGCACCGTTATAGTATTTTCCCAGGCAATAAATCTGTTTTGCGTACAAATCTTCGTCATAGCATTGTCTAAGCGTGCAAACCTGTTCACCCGTCAAGTTATCTATAACCTGCGCCGAAAAATAGTCTGAGCCCTCTCCCGCAGTGTCTCCGCCGATTACATAGGGCGCTTCTTTCGGCGGTTTATATATAGAAATTCCGCCGTTTTCATCTTCTAAAAAATGAATTGTTTTATCATCAATCAGCATCTTGTTCTTAACCGGGTCAAAATAGGTTTCGTATACAAAATCGCCCGCTATTTTCGGCTTGCACAAACGACTTAAACGCTCACTTACCTTCTGCACATCAAAAACACTTTTCCCGAGCACGCCCCACTCGCCCAAGCAATAAACGCTGTAATAGTAAGGGTCGGTATCTTTAAAAGATTCAAGAAGTTCCTGATATTCCGCCGTCAAAAACCGATTCTGTCTATATGTAGTTTTCATCAGCACGGCCTTTTTTTCCTTGACATCAAAAAAACGTTTTTTCAGCCAATGTCTTGCCGAAATTGGGTTAAATGTCAAGGTTATCTGCCCCCGAATATTCTTGCCTCTCAAACGAATGTCAAGCTGGTTGAAATCCGATTCTGCAATTTCAGACGCTTCTTCAATCCAAATTTCCGTAAGCGCACTTTTCGGAAAGGTGATAGATTTCAGCTTTTCAACATTATCCAAGCCCTTAAAAACCATGCTGTTCCCTGTGCTCAAACACTGAATCCGCAAGTCAGATACATTGCATTTAAACAAGTCTCCCAGATTCCACTCATGGATTATCTGGCAAAAAAGCGCATAGGTAGAGTCTCGGTTAGATGCCGCAACCGCACGCACAACCAGCAGATTACATCGGGGCTTCTGTAACATTCTAAATAAAAATCTCTGTGCCGCAAACACAGACTTGCCCGATCCCGCCCCGCCATACAGCACTATATAGCGCTTTTCCGTGCGAAGCAGCGGCAGATAAATTTCATTAAACACACTCTTTGGTATTGTAATTTTCATTTCAGTCCTCTGAAATTTCCACAATAATATCTTGCTCTTTAATTTCTTTTTCCTGTTTTTCCTTCCATTTTTCCGGCTGTCTGTTTTTCAGCCAAAATGTCAGTGCGCTCAAATCGGGGCTGGCCTGCTTTTCAACCTGCCGCTTCACCACCATTTTTTCACTGCCGTCCTCGTCCGTTGCACGCTCATATGTGGTTTCCATGTAGCGGTATCCCAAGGCTTTTTTCAGCAGTGCGCTCTCAACTTTTTCATCCCTTATTTTCACTTTTTCCTCATCATCAAGCTCAAAAGCCTTTGCAAATTCTGAAAATTTTTGCTTCCACGTCCTCAATGTCGAAACAGAAACATTCATATTATCCGCAATTTCCTTTTCAGAGCGTCCCTCTCTGCACCATGCTTCAATCCGCTTTAAACCGTCCTTTTTCAGCCATAATTCATACTTTCCTCTCACCAT